ACAACTCAATGGACTGGACAAGATGGGACAAAATATTATGTGCCAGGAAAAAATTGGGATGGAGTAGAGCCACCTGGACATAAACGCGCACATCAGCTTATCCCTGGCTCAGGAAAATTGGGAATCATTGCGGAAGAACTAGTGAAATGTATCCCCGGGGGATGGTGCGTAATAGCCTTTTTGGAAAGATTAACACACGGAGATTGGAAAACATACAAGTGGCACAAGAGATCCGCACAATGGAATTTGTCTACCAGAATCACTGAACACATGAAGAAAAACGGGATGACCAGACATGGAGATGGGATATTGTATTTGGCATACAAAATGCATGTATCAAAAACAGTGCAACATACATTTCCACAAGTTGTGGAACCAATGCTATCCACAAAAATGCCAAAATTTAATTTGCCAAAGATTCAAGACGCGAAACCAAAACCATACGCCACATATGACCATCCTGAAACGGCCACACCTTCTCCCGAGACTCATTGGCATGCGTTATTCTGGTGTGTCAACAAAATGGCCAGCCCTGCAAACACATTCGAAAACGCCGCAGCGTGTATTGATGAGAGAGTTAGGAAAATAGAAAACAGGAAGATAAACACTAACCTGCCCGTATACAAGGCATACACAGAACTCGCAATGTCCACAAAAGTAGACAAGATCAAGATACCAAATTGGGAACAAAGACTGAGGCCCATGCAGCGTGAAAATCTGAAAATAGCTCGCAAAATGAGAGAAGAAAACAAAGTTGTCAATACCATCAAAACCCAACTTAAATGTGACGAGCACATATGGTTTGATGAAAAAGGAGTTCCTAGATTTCTTGTGAATGGATCAAAAACAGAATTCTTAGACCTTGGAAAAACAACAGCTGAAATCTCAACGTTTGTATCAGACTTCATGTGGGGACCGAATTGCACACAACCAATCATTAGATGGAAAAATGGTAAACAATACGTTTTTGTCGTCTATTTCACATGTGGTGCAACTAGCGACCAATTGTCCGCATTTGTGAATGCCATATCTGGAACTCAGCTCATCGGAATAAAAGCACTGGGTGATGATTCGCATTTGCAAGACGGAAAAGAACCAAAACAAAAGATTGTCGAAAATGATTTCCGTACATACGACCGTACCCAATCGAAAGCTCTTAGACAAGTGATAAATGACATGCTTGAAAAGAACGGTTTTTCTAAACTAGTTAG